CTCTATTCTGGGCTCATTTCTATAGTGCCGCCTAAGGCTTTGATACATCAACCACTCATAGCTTGTGGCATGTGCATTATCAGCCTGCATTTTGGGCGTTGTTCTACCATGATTCCCGAAGCTGCAAGGGATAACAATTTGATCAAACCCGCCATGCGCTAGCAGGTGATCGATGCCTGCAACTATTGCCCTTTCACATTCTATGATCTGCTGGGTTGGGGACAGCTCTTGTGTTTGAATCTGCTCAGGATGTAACCAATTATCAATCAGGTCACCACCCAGCCATAGAACCATCCTCTTGATTTCACAGGCAGTCCGAACCATTCGGACAACTTTCAGCGCATTAGGGAACAATGCGCCTGCTCTACGGTGAAACTCGTCTAGGTCGTAAGAATTAAGGTTGTTGACGCTTTCGGGTCTGACGATTGCTCCACAGTGCCAATCAGAGCAGAGCAAGATAGGAATTGACTCAGACTTAACGGCGCCTTCCTCGTTATCATCGTCAAGCGTTGTGACGCCTTGAATATCCCTGATCTCTAGGGCTGTCGCCAGTGCGTCATGGGTTGACGCTAGTTCCGTCAATGCCCTGTCTCGATCGCGCAGAGCAGTCTGAGCGCCCTCCCTTAGCTTTCGATTCTCAAGCTGCAGGGCTAGCAGTTCGCTGCTTGTATCGTCCCTCTTATTGTTTGGGCACATGCCAGGCTTACAGACCCATCGGCGCGTGCCATTCTCATCCTTCGCTTCAAGATCACTTTCGGGCAGGTATGCGCGGCAGGTCTTAGATCGCCGGCATTGGAAATGGCGTTCAGCCATGGCGACCCTTTGCGGTAAACAATGTGGACTTAAGCGGTGATGCCATTACAGCAAAAGCACGGTGCCACAATAGTTTTCCCGCGTTGATGTCTATTCTGTTACATTCCAGTGATTATGCTTACTGGTCTTCAGGCTCTAGCGAATCTTCCTCTACTGACTCTTCCTCGTCATCTTCTGCCAGGTCATTGGGGCCAGGGACAGGAGGATTAAGCATGGCGTTTTGCTTCTCATCTTCCTCTGCCAGTTGCGCTGCTTCATCCTCGCCGTTGACACCAGGCCGCAGCATCCCGCGCCTCTGAGCCAGGTTGGTGACGGTCTCACGCATCAGGAGGCCCTTGTCATAGAGGGTGCCTGCAAGGGTCAGCAGGGCATCATCCACCGGCTTATCCGTAATGCCAGGCAACAGGTCAATTCCTGCACCAACCTCTGGCAGATCCCCGGTGAAGGTGCCCCATAGATCGAACAGCGATTGCCAGCAGGAACTTTTGGCTTCTGCCAAGCTGGTGATACTGGCCTGAAGCTGAGCAGATTCCAGTTCGGCCTGCGTGGCTGTGCGCTGCCCCGAGCCTGAACTAAACAAAAAGCTAAGGGTGCTACGGTCGATTAACTTCTCAATCTCCGCCAGGTGTTGCAGGTGCATATCTAAACTAGATCCCGTGGGTTCAGCAAAGGTTAGGCTACCGTTTGGATCCTTGATTTCAACTAAGCTATTGGGCCCCAGTGTTAGCGGTGTGCCCTCCACCCTGCCAGCATCTTTGAGCACCGTGACAGGTAACGCGCAACGGTGGAGCAGTTCCTTCAGGTCGCTGTATTCCCTGAACCAATCAAGGGTAAGGTTCGCCAGGCTGAGCAGCATTGGAGCGCCAGCGCCAAAGCCATCCCTTGGTGGGCCATACCAAATGACAGGGGGATATTCCAGCTCTCTGCCGCCTGCACCGATGAAACGATCTTCCTCTAGGACTTCAATCGTTCCCTCTCCGTTATCTTTGCCTTTGTCCCCACCATTAATCTTGATTAGCTGCCAGGTACCGCCGCTCATGACTCGATAGCGTGGCTCTAATTTGATCCCGTAGTCGTCATCATCGACTTCATGCCATTCGAGCACGGTAACGCTGATGGGAACATGCTTACGCCCGATCTTCTGTAGCTTCCAGTTCAGGACATTGCTGCGCTCGGCAATGCTGAACACAGGCCGGCGGCCCTGGGCAATCTCTGCGGCCCTGCTTTCTGCTGTGCCCTGTGGCATGTCGCACATGAGCAAGCAACCGCCATCCCTTAAGACCAGGCTATCGGCCACCATGCCCCAGGCCTTGAGGCTATCGCCCTCGCCATTGATGTCAGCTTGCGCTTCGATCAGGCTCTGCTGCACCCCTCGCAGTTCATAGCGGCTGAGCACACCAGCAAAGGCCGTAATGCCATCTTTGAAGAATGACGGATAGGAAGAACGCCGGACCCTTCCTTTATAGGCCTCTTCTGGTTCACCTTGTTCTTTAGGAAGGTGTCTTGTTTTTGCTTCGCCCCTTAAAAGATCCCAGCAATCTGCAACTAAATCAAGCTCAGCGCGAACCTCAGCCAGCTTCGGGTGATGAAAACTCGGAAGTTTCCCGTTCGTTGTCGAATGGCTGATCTGCCGCTGCACCGCCGCTCATTTCATCTTCTGTTTGAGTTTTCCCCCTTTCTAATAAAATCCCAAGCTGCTGGATGATTTCCACAGGATCAGAGCTTGACTTTTGCTGCCGTGTCCCCTTTTTCTTTAGGTCAGGGTTGGGCACACAAAGGCTCAGATCATTCTGTGTCTGGAGGGGTTCACGGCGGATGATGCTTTGCGCACGGCCTAGGAATTGCTGATGCGATAAGGCTGCCAGTTTGCGTTTTTTGTTTCCTGTCCATGCCGCTTTGAGCATCTCCTGATCAGCCCACGGCAAGGCCTCCCAGGCACGATCAGCAATAGTTAGGGCATCTGCCAGCTCCCCAAAGGTTTCGGCCTCATCTAGGGCCTCAGAGTGGGTAGGGCGGAAGGCATCAGGATCTAGCTGGGATGTGGTCTGCTGCGCCTGCAGGATGGCTTCGATGTCTTCTGGCTTGAGGCCTGTCGCCTCTTCCACTGCCGCCATGGTGGCCCCTGCTGCTGCAAGCCTGCGCACGGTGGGGGCTGTGTCGCGCCAGAGATCAGGGAACCTCACACCAGAGCTGTGGCCCCGATCCCTTAGCCATTGGTGCATGGCCCCTTGGATGCACGGGACTACATAGGTGGAGAGCCTGAAGGGCTTGCCCGTGTCTGGGTTGATCAGCGTGGGGTCGTACCTTCTGCAACCCTTGAGGAGGCCCTGGGCCGCCACCAAATACAGATCCTCAAAAGCGAGCTTGGTCCTAAATGCCAAACGGCTGGCCATTGCTGCCGCCAGCTTCAGGTTCTCTGCTGCTAGCTGCTCAGACCACTCTGTTGGCGGGGGAAACGATCCAAGTTTGTTGCCCTCTAAATCCACGTCAGGACAGGGACGAACCTTGGTCGATCGTGCAGACCGTGGGCGTGTTTTGGCCGGTGTTTTAGTTGTCACTTCCGGCGCACCATGCCAGATTGCAAAGCAATTATTGCATTTTCTGACCAGCCATCTCTCCTCAGGCTGTCTACATCTGGCGTGCGTTGCGCTACACCGTGGCCGAAATGCACGGTGGAAACAGACATGGGCCCTGTGCCCTCTAGCCCATTGATGAGTTGCGTTGTTTGGTCAACCTGGTCATCAAAGCTGCCTGAGGGGAACTGCAGCAACTGTTTTTCGTAGGCTGGCAGCCATGGCGCCCAACGCGGGAAGAACACCCGCCCAGCCTTAAACGTGATGCTGGCAGCATTAGCACGGGCCACCTTTCCTCCAAGGGGCTTCACTTCATGAATGATGAACCCTGCCGCTTCACTGCGAAGCATGGCGATTACAGCAGAGCCGTTTGCTTTATCCTCCACAAATAGCTCAGTGAATCCCCAAGCCGGATGCAAGGCCTTCACGGTGCCAAGCGTGGTTGGGAAATCCATGCGTTGATCAATCACATCTAGCAACCAATAGCCGCTTGGATCCTGACCCCATAGACCCAGGCCGACCATATCCGTACCGGCTGAATCCTTAAACGTACAATCAAGACTTGCGACAACACGATTAAATCTTTTAGGTGCCCTGATGTCACCCGCCAGCAGCTCCTCCCCCTCGCGGGCAAAGTAGCGGAAGGTATCACGCAAGAAAACAGAGCCCGTGCCTGCGGATGGCCTCTGCTGATAGATCGCCTCCCAGTCACGGTCGGGAGTGTTCGCCTTGGTCTTTTCAATCCACTCTTCATCGTATCGAGTGGGATCTAAAGCCTCTCCTAGCTTGCGGTCATCAGGCTCTTTGGTGACCGTTCGCGGTAGGGCAATTTGCAGTGGTTCAGCCTCAACGGGCAGGATGATCACATGCCACTTTTCCGCTAGCCTTTCGAGCCCTTGTGCTTCTAACTCTTCTACCTTACTAAGTTTATATCCAATGGCATCTAATTCGTGCCATCTTGTATGGATATAGAGCTGCCATGCATCAGGCTCTAAGCGTGTAGATAGTACGCCATCAATCCAGTTATGGAGTTGCCTGCGATGCGCCGCAGAATCGGCCTCCTCCCTGCCCTTTGTCGGGTCATCAACAATCAAGCCATTAGCAGGTAGGCCCGTACCCTTGCCCACACCAGCGGCCCACATCCCGCCGATGTCCCCTGCTGTCTTCCAGTATTCCTTACCGCTGGTGGAGGGGCTAACGAGCCCTCCAGATCCCAGGTAGTAACCCCTGGCGGCTTCTGAAAACTCATTGGCTAGCGTTTGCGTGTGAGCGCCTAGTCCGATGGTATGAGAAGGGTTGCGGCGTACATAGCAGCTCGGCAGCAATCGAGAGAACACGGTGGATTTGTAATGCCTTGGGGGCAGCATCACCAGCCCACGTTTTAGCTTGCCGTCTAGCACCCGCTGGCCAATCTCAATCAGCCTTTCTGTGTGCTTTGTGAAGGGAAAGCCAGGGCAGACACCGGCGATATGGTCACCGAAGCTCAGCCCATACTTGCCCACCACTCCAGCAGGGGTCGCCATATCCGCCTTCCAGCCAGCCTGCACAGCCTGCCAAGCGGCTGTGGCATCAGTGCTGGCCGTAAGCATGTCAAGGCGGGTTGGCATGGCTTTAAGTTGTCCTCCATTCGCCTGGTGGCGTTGAAAAAGCTCGCTCCAAGGTCCAGCCGGACTTATAGATCCTTCGATGCAAGCATGACACTCCAATACCCAGCTCTACAGCCCATTCACTGAGCAGCATTGTGCGACCTTTGTAAGTAAGGAATCGACTTCGGCTGGTGTGGCGCATGTTTGCCTTGCGTGGCACCCATCTCACCATTTCGGGACAGTAAACAGTGTTTGCCGGATCTACAGCCTCTTTGTCTAGTTGGTAGTCAGCAGCTGGCCTTGCTCCCATGTCTGCAATAAAGTTGGCAAAGGAGCCGCCCTTTGAAGGGTCCCAGCGATCGCAAACAGTAACGCCGCGCCCTCCATAACTGTGAAAACAAGAAGAGTTTGGATTTTTGCAGCGTGCAAGCATCGCAGTCCATATGCCGTATTCAGCAGACCTGCGCATCCCATGAACCGTGTTTACCTCGCGGACTTTCCTGATACTGCATTCATGACAGCTCTTTACCCTGCCAGTCCGAAGTTTATCCAGCTGCGTTTTTCTAGTTTCCCCACAGTCGCAACGCATTAAAAACATCCGTCTCTTGTAACGAGCCAACCCCTCGGCTGTTAGCTCTTTGACGATAGTCAGATCACCGTAGCGATCGCCGACACAGATTTGCAGTGCTTTCACCATCAATCAGACCCTGGCCAGCGTTACCGCTTCAGGCTGGTTCTGATATTTGCCCTTGCGATCTTCATAGGTGACACCGCAGGGATCCCCTTCAAAGAACAGAATCTGACAGATGCCCTCGTTAGCGTAGATCCTGCAATCTGCACCTGATGAATTGCTAAACTCCAGGGTAAGATGGCCCTCCCACATTGCCTCAGCGGGAGTTGCGTTTAAGATGATACCTAGGCGGGCATTCGTACTCTTGCCCAGGCAGATCCCAGTGACATTGGGCGGCATTTTGAGCCGCTCTACTGCCACCCCCAACCCATAAGAATGCGCCGGCAGAATAAAGAAGTCCCCATTGTGATCACTCTGCAGCTGAGCAGGCTCCAGGTTGCGTGGGTTGAAATTCTTAGGGTCCATCACGGTGCCTGGCACATGACGGAAGAGTAAAAATTCCTTAGGTGAAAGCCTGAGATCGTAGCCGTAGGAAGATTGGCCGTAGGAGATCACCCGCCGTGGCATGGACTGATGCTCTGCCAATCGAACCAGCTTGGGCTCATAGGGTCTGATCATGCCCTGCTGGGCTAGGGCAGCAATCTGGCGGTCATTGAGTAGGGTCATGCGTTCTCTTTAGGCTTGGTTTCCTTGACGTGCTCACGGTGAAAAGTCTCAAGCGTTAGCAGCCAAACTTCTGATTCTGCAATGCTTCTATTTATACTGCTCAGCGCATCTTCTAAAGCCTCACGCTTGTTCTTCAACTTTGCACGCTCTTGATATGCTTTAACCGTGCATTCATCTAAATAAACACGATCAATAGCCAGACGATTAGCGTCAAGTCC